CAGAATGCGCCGTCGGCAGCGTGCCGATAGGGATCTTCCTCAGTCAGGTCGAAGCTGATATGCACGCCCAGGCTAGGAATGTCGAGACCGATGGCTGGCGCGATGGCGGGGAAACATTCTGCGAAGTGTTCGAGATGACGGCACCCGTTCCAGCCAAACTCTAGGCCGGGTGGCCCACGGCGAGCGCCCAGACCTGCCCCTCGTCGTCGGGGCGGAGGATGGCGGCGACGGCGTTCACGGTGGCCGCAACGCCGTCGATCTTGCCCTGGGAGCGCTTGCGGTCGGGCTTCTTGTTGCCCGCGGTGTCCTGGGCGGCGATGGCGTTGCTCACCATCCAGCGGAGGACCGGGTGGCCCATGTGATGAAGGCGGCCCCCGACGGCGAGGCGGATGAAGTGGTCGGTGGGATCAGCCAGCTTGGCGAAGGTCTGGCCCTGGTCGAAGACGTCGAGACCGGCTTCCTCCAGCAGCACGCCGAGCTGTTTGGACTGCCAAGGGTCCTTGGCGATCACGAGGGTGCCTAGCACGCCGGCCCACTCTTCTATCTCGGCCTGGATGGCGCGGTCGTCGATCACCCGGCCGGGGAGCACGGTCAGGGACCCGTCGGCGGCCCACATGGCGAGCTGCTCTTTCAACGGCCGCGCCCACTCCCGGGCGTTCTCGCCGAAGGCTTCCTCGGGGACCCAGAAGCGGGCGATCAGGTGGTAGCAGCGTTCCGTGGCCTGCTGGCAGCCGGGCTCGGGGCAGGTTCCCGGCTCGTTCGGAAAGAGGCCTACCAGGGCGTTGATGTCGACGCTGCCGGCGAGGTCGAGGCCGGCGAAACAGGGGCGGCCGCGGAAGTCCTCCAGGTCCCGGCGGATGCCCGCGGCCTGGTCCCATGCGTCGAGGTCGACCAGCTTGTCGGCGCTGGCGGCAGCCCGGGGCAGCCAGACGTTCAGGAATAGGCGCTTGAAGCTGACCACCTTGGCGGGGCTGCGGGCGGCTTCGGCGGCCACCCGGCGCATCTCGTCTATGTAACCAGGGTTGAACGATGTGATGGCTGGGTTAACCCTTCGCCACAGCTTCTCGTCCTTCCAGCCGTCGCCTGCCGTTTCCTCGACGCTGCAAAAGCGCATGTAGACGAAGAGGTAGGGGTCCTCGATGACACCCTTCACGACGTCAAGGGCGTAGTTGTGGAGTTCCCACGCCACGTTGCCGGGCTCGTCGTGGCCCGCGGTGGTCAGGATGATGTAGAGCGGTTCGTCCCGAGCGGCAAAGCTCTGGTCGAGCAGGTCGTAGAGCTCCCGGCCTGGCTGGCGGTGGAGCTCGTCGAGGATGACCATGCTGGGGTTGATCCCATCGACCGTCCCGGCGTCCCCGGGGAGCACCTTGAACACGCCGTTGCCCTTGCGGTCCCAGATGACGCCGTGGTGGGCAATGCGGGAGCGGTTGACCTGGCTGCGGCGCTTGAGGACGGGGTTGGCCTCCACCATGTCTGCCGCCACGCCGAAGACGAGCCCGGCCTGTTTCTTGTCGGACGCCACACCGAACACCTCGGGGCCGCCCTCGCCGTCGGCATACAGCCCGTAGTCGGCAATCCCGGCCCCGAGCTCGCTTTTACCCACCTTCTTGACGAGTTCCAGATACACCTTGCGGTAGAGGCGAATCCACCGCTGGAGCTCAGGTGAGAACCGCTCCCAGCCGAAGACCGGCCGGATTATGTCGTCAGCCTGCCAGGGCTCGAGGATGAACGGAGCGCCCCGCCAGCGGCCCTTGGTGTGCCGGAGGTGCTTGGCAAAGAAGTTGACGGCGTGCTCGGCGCGGGCCTCGTTGTAACGGGTCTCCACGGGGGTCAGAAGACCCTCAGGCCCACGGTGGAGCGCAGGACGGGGACCTCAGGGGAGTCCGTGACCTTGACCCAGACGTCGTAGGTGCCGACGGGCAGAACCGCGGTGCCTCCGGGGCCTACGGTGGTACGGGCCAGGTAGGTGGCGGGGGTCGAGGTGGAATCGGTTTCCCAGGCGGCGCTGTACCACGTGGCAGGATCGGCTCCGGTGAAGGGGAACGCCATCTGGACGGTGTCCCCGGTCGGGTTGACCGCGGAACCGGCCAGCTTGGCGGCCACGGGGACCTTCACGTACTGGCGGGATTGGGATGAGATTTCCAGGTTCATGGGGAGTTCTCCTTAGCCGATCCGGGGGGTGCCGAGAATCCAGCCGGTGAGGGCCTGACCCGGCACCCAGTCCAGCCGGGCCGCGCCGGCTGCGATGTAGTCGAAGGTGGTCGACGACTTGTGGGGGGTGATCGGGAAGGCGGTATCGGTCTCGATGGCGGTCCCGAGGGTCAGCACATGGCCCCCGATCACAGCCTTGAAGGTGGCGATGGCGGCCCCGGCGTCCGAACTCGCCGGGGACCACGTGGCCGTGGCTGAGTAGGCGGCGATGGCCGACACGATCTGGTCGCCGATGTGGCAGGCGGCCGATGCCGAGCCCACCGTCGCCACCCCGTTGGGTTCCTCTATCTGCGAGGTGTAGCCCGCCGACCAGCTCGTTAGGTTCCACGGGTGGCTGTTGTTGGCATGGGGGCCGGCCACGACGATGACGAGTTCGCTTGCCTGCGCGGTGGCGCCCGTGGTCCCCGTTGCGATGCTGGTCGGGCTACCGCCGGCCGTGTTCGAGGCGGTCTGGTCGAGCGGCGAGGACGTGACGATCCCGCTGTATTCGAGCACCCCCCCGGCGCAGGAATCGGGCACGGCCGGGGCGAATGTGACCGTAGCGCCGTCGCCGCTCTGGACCACCCGGTACCAGATGTAGGCAGCCTGCCCGCTGATGGCGCTGACGGCGAGGGTGAACCCGGCCGGCGTGGCGACCGTGGCATCCGAGTTGCAGCCCGCAATGAGCAGGTTCCCGGGTGTGGGTGCCCCGGGTAGCGTGCAGGCGAGACCGGACGTGTTGCCCGAGGACTGGGCTCCTTGTTTCTGGACGAGGACGGGCGGCATGGCGGGTTACGCTGCCCGATAGAAGCCGGTCCCTGCGATCTGGGCGGTGAGGTCGCTGCTGTCCGTGGTGACTATGAAATCCTGAGCCGTCAGGGGCACTCGGGTGGCATCCGTGCCGCCGGCGTCGTAGAAGATCACAAGTTTGGCGAGCGTGTTGTTGGTGGCGCCGCCGGCCGAGGTCCACGTCTGGTTCGGGATGGTGATCTGCTCCCAGTTGTTGGTGTTGTCCACGGTGAGGGTCGCCGTGAGCCCCGTTTTGCGGGCGTAGTTGGTGAAGTCGGCTTCGGTGTTGTTCGCCAGGATGGCGGTCACGGTCGCCCGGGTGCGTAGGAGGGCGTCAGACTCGGCCACCTTGAGCAACAGCATTCCGACCTTGGTGGGGTCCACCCGGACCTTCTCGGAGGCTCCCCCCTTGGCGATGTTGAGCACGATATCGCTCACAGCAGGACCCATTTCCACGTCGGCGCCACGCTGTAGGTGAGGGTGATCGTCTTCCCGCTCGGCACGATGACCGTGCCCGACGTGAGCCCGGTTGCCACCCCATCCACGGCGATGACCGTGACGGTGCCCCCGATCACGGTCACGGCGGCGTTGCGCCACATGGGCGTGCCGGTTCCGTTGTTGAAAGCAACGGTGGAGGCCGGGACGGCTGGCGGGGTGAAGCCAATCGTTCCGACGGCGCCCGTGGGGCATTGGAGGTTGATGACCTGGAGGTTGGCCCCACCGGTGACGCTCGGGTTGAAGGGCGAGGCGTTCGAGAACAGCCCCACGTAGCCATACATCCGGTTGCCGGGGTCGTAGACGTGCCCACCGGGAGCCCATGCCCCACTGCCGTCTTCCACGTCCAACACAGCGACGTGGAACTTCGTGAAGGTGGCGCTGGATTGGCAGTTGAGGGCTGTGGTGCAAGCTTCCACGCACGCGTAGGCGATGAACGCCCCGTGGAACGTGGTTGGAATGAAGTAGATCCCAATGGCGCAGTAGATGCAGCGGACGGAGTCGGCAACGAGGTGCTCGCTGGCCAGCAGGCCGATGTAGCAGCCTTCGCAGGAGTAGAGGCCGACGTTGCAGTTGGCGTTGTTGTTGGTCGACGGCGGGGCGTAGCCGAATTGCCACGTCTGGGTGGGGTAGGTCGCATTGATGATGAGCGTGGCTGCCGTCGCCACCAGAACGGAGCCGGTGGTCATGTTGGCCTGCGCCATGCCACGGAAGTCGAATCCGCAGACGTGGGGGTCCTCGGGGATGACGAGGCTGAGCCCGTCCACGACGATGAGCATGTTGTTGAAGACGTTCCCGGCCCCGCCGCTGCCGTAGCCCTGAGCCGGCGTGGGGCCGCCGATGACGCTGGCCTCGCCCCAGGTCCCGTCGTTCGTGCCTGCGAGGTTCGAGCGGATGACGGACCCAGCGTTCTGGGTGGTCGTCTGCTCCCAGTGGTAGAGGGCTGAGGCGTCCCGCGTCCCCCGGAGCACGAGGACGATCTTGCGGGCCGTGGTGGCGATCAGGGGCAGCGGGATCTGGGCGTTCCCCTTGTAGGTGGCGCTCTGGGTGGTGGCGCCACTCACGAAGTAGGTCTTTGCCCCGAAGACGACTTCGGCATACCCGTTGTTCGCCTGAGCGTAGGCCACGGCGGCGTTGACAGCCGACTTGATGGCGGCCGTGTCGTCGGTGCTGTTGTCGCCCAGCGCGCCATACGTCTCAGGGAGGAATTGGTAGGCGGTGGACGCTCCCCCGGTGTCCTGGGTGCCGGTACCCATCTAGCGCCCGACGAACCAGTCGATGCCGTACGAGACGGTGCCGGCAACGGTGACGACTGCCTGGATCACCCGGGGCGGGGCATCGTTGGCGACGGCGTTGGCCGAAGGGGTGAAGCCCATCCCGATCCGGTAGGGAGTCACGGCGATTGCGGCCACGGCGATGGCGGTCAGCAGGGGGTAGACGAACCCGCTGGAGGTGATCCCATTGAACGTGATCTGGACGGTGTTCCCGCCGCTGGCCGTGGCCGTGTTGAGGATGAAGACGACCCTGGAGCCCTGGATATCGGTCAGGCGCAGGTCGGTCTGGGATGCCGTGGCGCCAGCGGCCAGCAGGACACCCGAGGCGGCCTGGCTGGCGCTGACGTTGACGGTTGCCATGGGCTACGGCGTGGTCGGGACGACGTCGCTGGGCGGGCTGGACGGGTCGAGCGGGGGCGCTGCGGGGGCAGCCGGGGGTGTGGCTGCCGGTGGCGTAGGGGCTGGCGCAGTCTGGACGGCCTGAGAAGCGGCCTTCATGGCCGTGGCGATGGCCTCCAGCTTGTCGGCGCTGGCCTGGATGACGGGGTCAGGGCTGGGGGTGGCCTTGAGGGCGTCCTGTAGCGTGGTCACTTCGGCCTCGAGAGCGCCAGCGGCGTCTGAGATGTCCTGCACTGCCTGTTCGAGCGTTGCCATTGCATCCTCCAGTCGTTGGATCCTGCCTTCGTGTTCGCCGAGAATTCTGTAGATGAGCAGTTCGGTTGTGGCGTCCAGCGGGGTCGGCTCCCAGGGCCAGGTCTTCGTCGTCGGGCTCGGGGCGGGGCATACGGAGCCGGATGGCGGGGGTGCAGCCGAGTTGGCGGGCAAGCTTCTCGATGGAGTCCGTCGCCTGCTTGAGGGTGAGCAGGTTGGGGTTGCGGATCACGCCCTTCTCGGTCTCCACCAGTAGGTCGTCTTCCTCGAGTTCGGCGGTGGCGCGCTCCCGCAGCACGACGGCTTCGACGAAGGAGATCAGGACCTCCTTGTCCGCTTTGGCGAGGATGCCGAGCGGTTCCAGCTCTTTGACCGTGGCCCGCCAGACCTTACG